CTGCGGAATCTTCAGCGGATCATGCCTATTCAACGAGCACAGTGCAAAAGTGTGCGAATTGGGGTGGAAGGAGTCTCGGAGCGTTTACGGGTAGCTGTGGGCAAACCTGTCCCTAATGACGACCTACTGCGCACGACGTTTGATCTGCTACGCGAAGGTGTGGGCGTGCGGTGGTTTTTTATCGTAGGATTGCCAGGGGAAACGTGGGACGATTATCAGGAACTGCACTATCTGGTGAGTGGGCTAAAGAAACTGCCGAAAGGCTGTGTGATGATGAATTTCCATGCGTTCATTCCTCAGCCCGCAGCGCCTCTCTCGGTGTTGCCGCTGCGTGACGAGTATTGGGAGCCGTTCGACGAGTTTCGGCGATGGTTTTTCCATGGACCGGGGTTCACGCGGCATGTTCAGATTATCGCGCCATCTAAATATCATGGACGATTACAGCGGGCTATGGAAAGCATGGCGGCCAGCGAGACCGAATTGCGGCGCGGGTGGGCAGATCACGACAACCCAAATTGGCGAGTCAAATACCTTGCGGAGCCTGCTGAAATGCGGCGCATAGCAGCGATTTATGCTCGCAAAGTGGGATTCCGTGCATGAGAGGTCGTAAACCAACGCCGACGGCAATTAAAAAGGCGCGTGGCAATCCGGGGCGCAGGCCGATCAACAAACGTGAGCCCAAACCACGACGCAAACTGCCGCGTGCCCCTTTTATTCTGAGTGATGTGGCCAGAGAACACTGGCGCAAACTGGCGCCGATCCTTTACGACATGGGCGTTCTTACCGTGGCAGACCTAGACATGCTGGCGGCCTATTGCGAGGCTTATGCTCGACGGCAACACGCGCTGGAGATGGTTGCCAAATCAGAACAGGTGATTAAGACGGCCTCGGGCAACCTGATCCAGAACCCGTTTCTAGGTATCGCTAATCATGCGATGGACCAGATGCTTAAAATCGCGGCGGAATTTGGCATGACGCCGAGCTCGCGCAGCCGCCTAGTTAGCGGCGCAGCGCAATCGGCGGATCCATTCGAGGCATATCTGGCTACGGTGCATGTGGCTGAGGTGCTGGGTGAATGATGCACCCGGTCGCTGCTTATATGCGCGGTGTGCTGGACGGGACGATCCCGGCGAACAAGCTTGTGCGGCTGTGCGTGGAGCGGCAGGCGCGCGACATGGAGGAGGGGCCCGGGCGCGGGCTGCATTTTGACAGGGCCGCGGCGGAGCACGCTATCAAGTTCTTTGGATTCCTGAAGCACAGCAAGGGGGAATGGGCGGGGAAGCCGTTCGAGCTTAGTGGGTGGCAGCAGTTTGTGTTGTGGTGCGTGTTCGGCTGGAAGCAGGCGAACGGCCTGCGGCGCTTCAGGATCGGATATATCGAGGTGCCGCGCAAGAACGGCAAGACGACGCTGCTGGCGGGAATCGCGCTGTACCTGATGACGGCGGACGGCGAGCCAGGGGCCGAGGTGTACAGCGCGGCGACGAAGAGAGACCAGGCCAAGCTATCGTGGGGCGAGGCGGTGAGGATGGTGAAAGCCTCGCCCGGGCTGAGCCGGATGATCCAACACTGGCGGGCGAGCGACACGCTGACGATCGAGGCGACGGCGAGCAAGTTCCAGCCGCTGGGGGCCGACGCGGACACGATGGACGGGCTGAACGTGCACGGGGCGCTGATCGACGAGCTGCACGCGCACAAGACGCGGGCCGTGGTGGACGTGTTGGACACGGCGACAGGGGCCCGGCGCCAACCGCTGATTCTGGAGATCACGACGGCGGGGACGGACAGGGCGAGCGTGTGCTATGAGCACCACGAATACACGGTGCAGGTGCTCCAGGGGACGATAGCGGATGACAGATGGTTCGGATTTATCAGCGGGATCGACGAGGGCGATGACTGGAAAGCCGAGGGGACGTGGGCAAAGGCTAATCCCAACTATGGCGTATCCGTCAGCCCCGATGACCTGCGAACCAAGTGCGAGCGCGCCGCCCGATTGCCCGCGGCGCAGAATGCGTTTCGACGATTGCACCTCGACGAGTGGACCCAGCAGACAGACCGGTGGATCGACCTCGGATTGTGGGACGAAAACAACGACGGGCCCGTGCCTGACCTGCGGGGAAGAGTGTGTTATGGCGGGCTCGACCTGTCCGCCGTGGCTGATCTCACGGCATGGGTGATGGTTTTCCCGCGGGAGGACGACCCGGAGGCGCTGGACATCCTGGCGCGGTTCTGGTGCCCGGAGGCCAGGCTGACAGACGACCAGAATCGGTACAAGGACCAGTATGCGGCGTGGGCTCAAGGGGGGTTGCTGACCACTACGCCAGGCAATGCGGTGGACTATCAGCAGGTGAAGAAGGCTATCCTAGAGGATGCGAGCCAGTTCAAGCTGATAGATATGAACGTTGACCGGCTGTTCCAGGGATACCAATTGAGCCAGGAATTGGCCGATGAGGGAATCCAAGTGTTCGGGATGGGGCAGGGGTTTTTGAGCATGGCTATCCCGATGAAGGAGTTCGAGGGGCGGCTGCTGAAAAAGAAGCTGCACCACGGGGGGAACGCGGTATTGCGGTGGCAGGCGAACAACGTGGCGGTGAAGCAAGACGCGGCGGGGAACCTGAAACCGGACAAAGCGGAGTCGCAGGGGCGAATCGACGGTATCGTGGCTCTGGTGATGGCCCTCGATCGGGCGATGAGGGCGGGGTCGGGGAGCGTCTACGAGGACCCGAACTACCAGATGACCGTGCTATAGGGGCGGCGCATGAATATAGCGGAGAGAATTCGGGCCGGGTGGACGGCCATGAACAGCGGCCTGCGCGCGGGGACCATTGCCAGCCTGGCGTCGTCGATGACGAAGGCGAACAGCGTGTGGGAGTTGGGGGCGGGCGCGCCTTCGGTGACGGGCAAGAGCGTGACGCAGGACGGGTCGCTGCGGGTGACGGCGGTGTTCGCGTGCGTGAAGATCTTGGCGGAGACGGTGAGCAGCCTTCCATTGCCGGTGTACAAGCGATTGCCGGGCGGGGGGAAAGAGCGATGGCCGCAACATCCGCTATACACGCTGTTGCACGACCTGCCGAACCCAGAGATGACGGCGATGGACCTGCGCGAGAACATGATGGCGCACCTGGCGCTGTGGGGCAACGCCTACGCGGAAATCCAGTACGACGGGGCGGGGCGGCGGACGGCGCTATGGCCGTTGAGGCCGGACAGGGTGAGTCCGGCGCGGATGGATGACGGGTCGCTGGTGTTCGAGGTGAGGGTGCCGAACAAAGTGGACCCGGTGGTATTGCCAAGCTGGCGCGTGTGGTGGGTGCGCGGGTTCGGGACGGACGGGCTGGTGGGGCTATCGCCGATCGCCTACGCGCGCGAGGCGGTGGGGCTGGCGATGGCGACGGAAGAGTATGGGGCGCGGTTCTTTGGGAACGACTCGCGGCCCGGCGGGGCGTTGAGACATCCGGGGAAGCTGAGCCCGGAGGCGGCGCAGCGCATGAAGCGCGGCTGGGAGGAGGCGCACAGCGGGCTATCGAACAGCCACCGGGTGGCGGTGCTGGAAGAGGGCGTGGAATGGCAGAGTATCGGCATCCCGCCGGATGACGCGCAGTTCCTGGAGACGCGCAAGTACCAGGTAACGGAGATCGCCAGGCTGTTTCGGGTGCCGCCGCACATGCTGGCAGACCTGGACCGGGCGACGTTCAGCAACATCGAGCATCAGTCTATCGAGTTTGTGGTGTACACGCTGCGCCCGTGGCTGGTGCGCATCGAACAGAGCATCAAGCGCGACCTGATGAGCGGGGCGGAGCGCAACGAATACTTTGCGGAGCACCTGGTGGACGGGCTGCTGCGCGGGGACATTGCGAGCCGGTATCAGGCGTACAGCATCGGGCGGCAAAACGGGTGGCTGAGCGCGGACGACATCAGGAACCTGGAGAACATGAACCCGCTGCCGGGCGGCGATGGCAAGGCGTATTGGATGCCGATGAACATGGTGGAGGTGGGGGTGGAGCAGAAGGCCCTCGCCCCTGGCCCCTCGCCCACGGCAAGCGCGGGCGAGGGGGCCCAGCAAGCGCGAGCGGTCCTCATGCCACCGATCAGGGTGTTGACGCCGGACGAGGTGAGGGCGGAGCGGCAGAACTGGGGCGCGGACCGGCGGCAGATCGGGAGGGCGTACAGGGCGATCATCGAGGAGGCCACGCGGCGCATCCTGAGGCGCGAGCGGGCGGACGTGATGAGGCAAGCAGAAAAAGCGTTCGGCAAGCGGAGCGCGGCGCAATTCGTCAAGTGGATGGAAACGTTCTACGCCGATCATGAGGCGTTCGCCTATGCGGCGCTGTTGCCAGGATTCATGAGCCTGGGGGCGCAGGCGGCGACCTCGGCGGCGAAACAGATCAAGGCCGAGGAATGGGAAGACGAGGAGCGGGAAGAATTCATCAGGGCCTACACCAAGACGGCGGCGAGCCGGTATGCAGGGTCCAGCTATGGGCAACTGCGGAGCGTGATCGAGGATCTGGAAGAGGACGAGGACCCCATCGAGGCGCTGCGCACGCGGATGGACGAATGGGACGAGCGGCGGCCCGGGAAGATGAGCATGACGCACACGGTGCGCCTGATGGGGGCCATCTGCACGACGCTGTGGGGACTGCGCGGGGTGACGCGGCTGGTGTGGGTGACTTATGCGAACAACTGCCCATATTGCGACGAACTGGACGGCAAGGTGGTGGGGATCGACGAGGATTTCCTGCATGAGGGGGAGGAGTTCCAGCCCCCGGGGGCGGACAGCCCTCTCACGGTGAGAGGAAATATCCGGCACGCGCCCGCGCACCTGGGGTGCGATTGCAGCGTGGCGCCGGAGTAGGGCGAGGCGGGGGAAAGATGGGCGCAATCCAAGCACACAAGACGGCGACGAGCACGGGGGCATGGGATGGGCCAGCGAACGAGGCGCGATTGAAGAGCGGGGAGAGCGCGGCCTATTACAAGCGCGCCTATGCCTGGCAGGACCCCGAGGGGGATGAGACGGTCAAGAGCACGTATCGGTTCATCCACCACGAGGTGAGCGGCGATGGGGCGCCAGGGGCGGCGAACGTGCGCGCGTGCCAGACGGGAATCGGCGTGCTGAACGGCGGTCGAGGGGGGAGCACGATCCCCTCCGGGGACCGGCGCGGAGTATACAACCACCTGGCGGGGCATCTGCGGGACGCGGATGTGGAGCCGCCCGATCTGCGGGCGAAACAGGAGCAAGGGATGATCGAGCGACGGGATTACACGATCGAGGGGCTGGCGGTAGATGAGACCGAGGCGCCGCACATTCGGGGCTACGCGGCGGTGTTTGACAGCGAAAGCCAGCCGCTGATGGAGATGGGTGGGCAGACGTTCGTGGAGAGGGTGGCGCCGGGGGCCTTTGCCAACAGCATCGACGGGGGCGACGTGCGGGCGCTGTGGAACCACGATCCGAACTATGTGCTGGGGCGCACGACGGCGGAGACGCTGCGATTGAGCGAGGACGAGCACGGGCTGGCGGTGGACATCATCCCGCCGGATACGGGCTGGGCAAGGGACCTGATGACCTCGATGCGCCGCGGGGACGTAAACCAGATGAGCTTTGGCTTCCAGGTGGTGAGGGACCAGTGGGAGACGGAGCGATCGGACAAGGGGACGCGCAACGTGCGGACGCTGTTGGAAGTGCGACTGTACGATGTGAGCCCGGTGACGTTTCCGGCGTATCCGCAGACCTCGGTAGGGGTGAGGTCGTTCGGCGATGTGGTGCAGGAACTGGCGCAGGTGCGCCAGCGGGAGATAGAGGCCCAACGGGCCGCGATGCAGGGGCGCGCGGCGCAGAGGGAACGGGAATTGGGATTGATTCAGAGAATGCTGGAGGTATGAGATGAACGTGCTGGAGATGCGCCAGAAGCGGGCGCAACTGTGGAGCGAGGCCAAGGCCCTGCACGAGGCAGCCAAGGCAGAGAACAGAGACCTGGGCGAGCAAGAACAGGCCAAGTACAACGACCTGATGAGCCAGATCGACAACATCGGCAAGAGCATCGAGCGCGAAGAGCGGCTGGCGAATCTAGGCCAGGAGATGGAACAGCAGGTGGGGAAGCCGGTGGCGCAGAGCGAGGCGCCGCAATCCAGCGAGCCCTACAAGCCAGTGTTTGGCAGCCTCGGCGAGCAGTTGCTGGCCGTGCGGCAGGCCGCGGTGAACCCGGCCAGCCCGGACAGGCGACTGTACGAAGTGCGCGCGCCGTTGGGGGCCAACGTGGCCGCGCCCAGCGAGGGCGGGTTCCTGATGGAAACCCAGTACAGCGCGGGGATCTGGAAGCGCGCGTACGAGCAAGGGGCCATCCTGGGGCGCTGCTTCAGGGTGGCGATCGGCGACAACGCCGATTCGGTGGTGATCAATGGCCTGGATGAGACCAGCCGCGCCACCGGCAGCCGCTGGGGCGGCGTGCGAGCCTACTGGGTAGCAGAGGCGGGGACCATCACAGCCTCGGCGCCCAAGTTCAACCAGATCAGGCTGAGCCCTCACAAGCTGGCGGTGCTAGTCTACGCCACGAGCGAGATGCTTCGCAACCCGGGCGCGCTGGAAAGCGTGGTGAACCAGGTCGTGCCGCAGGAGATCATCTTTACTGCGGAAGACGCCATTGTCAACGGGACCGGCGCGGGGATGCCGATGGGCGTGATGAACGCCGGGTGCAAGATCGAGGTGAGCGCGGAGGCCGGGCAGGCCGCGGACACCGTGGTGGCCGAAAACGTGAGCAAGATGTGGGCTCGGATGTGGGCGCGGAGCCGCGCGCAAGCCGTCTGGCTGATCAACCAGGACGTGGAGCCACAGTTAGACCAGTTGAGCCTGGTGATCGGCGCGGGCGGGGTGCCCATGTATCTGCCAGCCGCGGGGCTGACCGACGAGGGAACCTATCGCCTGAAGGGCCGCCCCGTGATCCCCACCGAGTATTGCGACACCGTGGGAGACGCGGGGGACATCATCCTGGGCGACTTTTCGCAGTATGCGATTAGCGACCGGGGGCAAGTGGCCGTGGCCAGCTCGATCCACGTGCAATTCCTGACCGATCAGACCGCGTTTCGGTTCATCTACGAGATCGACGGGCAGCCGCTGTGGAACTCGGCCCTGACGCCGAAGAACTCGACAGCCACGTTGAGCCCGTTCATCACGCTGGCAGCCAGATAAGAGAGGTGAGACGATGCTTCTAGTAGAACAAGCCAAGATCATTGGCGTCAACCCGGGCAGCTCGAACATGAGCGGCACGGCGATGACCGCCAAGTATGTGAGCATGAAAAACTATGGTCACCTGACCATCCTGATTCACACCGGGGCATGGGCAGGCGGCACCGCCGCGGTGACGCTCTCTCAGGCCAAGGACGTATCGGCCACCGATGCGAAGGCGCTCGCGTTTTCCTACCAGTGGACGGGCACCGTGGCTTCCGGGGCGCTGACCCGCACGGCAGTGACCAGCGACACCTTTAACCTTGCGGCGGCCAACACGCTGTATGTGATCGAGGTGGACGCGGACACGCTAGACCGAGGCAGCGGTTTTGATTGCGTGACGCTGGCGGTCGCCTCGCCGGGCGCGAACAACGACTATTACAGCGTCGATTACATCTTGAGCGAGCCGCGGTTTGCCCAGAGCACGCCGCCGAGCGCGATTGTTGACTGATGAGGAAGGGCGGGCACAGGGGCCCGCCCCTACAAAAGTGCTGGGGGCCGGAGCGGTTCCGGCCCACCGACCCGGACAACCCGGACAACGAAAGGATAGAAGAGCATGGCTAGGGGAAAGAGCGAGATTTACGGCCAGTGGTTGGGCGGCAGCCTGGTGATGGCCGACCAGGGCAAGAGCACGGGCAGCCGGTTTTGGGTGAGCAGCGCGACCGGCAGCGACGCGGCAGGTTACGGGCTGAGCCCCACGGCGCCGACGGCGACGCTGGATTACGCCATCGGCCTGTGCACCGCCAACAAGGGCGATGTGATCTATGTGATGCCCGGACACTCGGAAGTGTTCACAGCCACCAATGGATTTGACGCTGATGTGGCGGGGATCAGGATCGTGGGGCTGGGCTGGGGGTCGGCCAAGCCAACGTTCAGCTTCAACCACGCCAACGCGCAGGTGAATGTGGGCGCCGCCGGCGTGTGGATCGAGAACCTGCGGTTCATGGCCACCATCACGGCGGTTACGGCGGGCTTGCAGGTGGAGGGCGTGACCGATTTCACATGCAAAGGCTGTGACTGGATTATCGAGGCCACAGGCGACGACTTTGTGATCAGCCTGGAGCTAGAGGCGGGCTCGCATCGGGCGCTGATCGAGGGCTGCCAGTTTATGGCAGAAGAGGGCGTGGCCGGAGCGGCATCCGCCATCAAGCTCACCGACGCGAGCGACAACGTGACCGTGCGGGGATGCGTGTTCACGGGCGACTATTCGGTCGCCTGCTTGAACGGCACCACAGCCCTATCGAAATCCCTCATGTTCCTGGACAACCTGGTGCATAACCTGGACGCGGGCGAGCCGTACCTGGAGGTGTTCACGGGCACCACGGGCGTGATCGCCAACACCAGGGGGTTGGCGAGCGGCGCTACCATCGCCGCCAACGCGGTGGCCGACGCTATGGCGCACTGCGAGAACTTTGTGGTGAACACCGCAGGCACCATTGCCATCATCAAGGGTGCAGGCGGATCGCCAGCGCTGGACGCGGACTAGAGTTAGGCGCGAGGGCACGGAGACGCGGGGCTCGGGCAAGCGGGCCTGGAGCCCCGCGGTCCAAGAGGGGACAGCATGGCAATCACGAATGGGTATCTGACGCTAAGCGAGATACGCGGGTGGGTGGGGCTGCCGGACACGCACACGGCGGACGATGTGCGGCTGGAGGAGGCGATCAACGCGGCCAGCCGGTACATCGACGACCTATGCGGGCGGCGGTTCTATGCCAACACGGCGGATGAGACGCGCTACTATACGGCGACGCGAGAGGACCGGCTGACGGGGCGGGATGGGCTGGATGACATCTATGCCATCACGACGCTCAAGACAGACGAGGACGGCGACCGCACGTATGAGACGACGTGGGCCGTGACGGACTATGACCTGTTGCCGCTCAACGCTGCGCTTGATGGGGAGCCCTACACGCGCATCGAGACGAGTCCGGACGGGGATTACAGCTTTCCCACGCACGCCAAGGGCGTGCAGATCGTGGGCAAGTTTGGGTGGAACAGCTGCCCGGCGGTGGTCAAGCGAGCGTGCTACATCCTGGCGGCCTATCTGTGGAAACAAAAGGACACGCCGCTGGGGGTGCAAGGGACCACGGAGCTGGGGAACATCTATGTGGAGCCGCGGGTGAACATGATGATGCGCCAGATGCTGGACGGCGTGCGCAAGATGGCCATACAGGACGACTGAGATGCCCAAGGTGGTGGTGGAGGGCCTGGAAAAGGCCATGAAGAAGCTAGGGCCAGAGCTATACAGCGACGCGCTGCGCGAGTTCTGGAAAGACGCGGCGACGGCGGTGATGAGCGCCGCGCAGAACGCGGCGCCGAACGACACGGGGCAACTGCGCGGCTCGCTGGACATCGGGGGGCCGGGGAACGTGTTTGAGGTGGCGCGGATGAACCCACCGGAGTGGGCCAAGGTGGGGACCGATGTGAACAACAAGGGATTTCGGTATCCGTGGGCGCTGCAAGCGGGGGCGCGGTACCACTTTAGGGCGGATGGGGCAGACAATTCGAGCCCGGGGGCGCGGAAACCAACCAAGGGCTGGTTTAGCGAGGCGTTCGAGCGGGCTATGGGCGATATACAGAGCAAGTTGGGCGAGATGATCAAGGCAATCGCCAAGAGGTGGGAAGAGTGACGGAAACTATTGACCTAATCGCGGCGAGGGTGCAGGTGCACGCGGCGGCCTGCGGGGCCAAGCAATATCCGACCTATCCACCGGATCAAGCGGCGGCGTATCCGTTCAGCGCCGTATTTCCGGGGGCGGGGGCGTGGACAGGGATGAGCGGCGAGTGGGCCAAGGCGCTGGAGACCATCGTGTGCGAGATCCACATCCAGCGGCGCAACCTGGCGGTGGAGACCGCGGCGGCGAACGCTTTCGCCTGGGCATTGCCGAAGCTGATCCTGGCCGACCCCACGCTGGGGGGGCTGGTGGACACGGTGATCGAGGTGAGGCGGAGCAGCCTGCAAGCGATG